CCGCTCAACCAAGTCTTACGCACTGGACAACGCAAAGCAGACCATAGCTGTTGACATGTTCTTTGCGGGACCAGTCAGTACCTCGGGACAGATCCCTGGGGTTATTGGAACTGAACGGCAGTCAGGTAGCTCCTCAGCGACACTCCTACTACTACCCCGAAATAACGGGCTTGTACACTTTGAAAGGGGTTACTTGTCTGGCGTGCCCGGAGAGGTTAGGGTACTTAGCACCGCCAGTGCATCCATGGCCTCACTTGTTGGCACTTGGGTTCGTATTGTTGGTGTGTCTGATGGAAACAACATCCGGCTATACTTTAACGGCGCCCTCGTCGATAAACGGGAAGATGCAACGACGACTGCTTTTGGTGTGTGCGACAGTGTCCGCATAGATAGTTACGCCGCAGCTGCTGCGAGCGAGGAAATCCCAAGGTTCATCCGCAACCTGCGCGTTTGGGACTCTGCCCTTACTGATAAACAGGTATCTACCCTGTAAGGAAGAAATTTTATGGCAAAAGGTTATTCCTTTGCAGCGCTGGTGGATGTGCTCTACCCAGTTTACAAGACCTCCCTTGGAAATGGGATTAATCTGGACGACTTCAACAGTTATACCCATGTTGGTGTGTATGTTCAGGTATCAAACACCAATGCCGCTGGTGGTTCAAACTACCCAGAGCCAAGCGCTGGTTGCTTGGAGGTGCTCCCAAATGCTGATGGGGTTGTTCAAAGGTACACCGTGTACACGGGAAACAATGCCACGTATGTGCGTTCGAGCTACAAGGGAGTTTGGGGGTTGTGGAAGAAGTACCTCACAGACAACCTCATCTACAACGCGGTGTACCCTGTTGGCATCTGCATCCAGTTTGACGCAAACGTCAACCCGAACACGGCATTCCCCGGAACAACTTGGACTCAAATTGTGGATGGTCGGCAAGTTCGTGCTGCGGAAAATGCCGCTAATATCGGGACAACTGGTGGTAGTGACACTGTAACTTTGGCCGAGAGAAACCTGCCTGTGCACACCCACACAGTTGCAACCCACTCGCACACTATCGCCACGCACTCGCACACGATGGCTCAGCACAGTCACACTGTGGACTCACATGCCCACAGCATGACACATGGCCACACTGCGAGTTCTGTTGCAAATGGTGCTCACACGCACTTGATTGCCAACGGTGCAACCCAGACCGGCACGGGTGACTCCATCACCCTGAATGGTTCAAACCACCTGATGGGTGCATTTGGTCCAACGGGCTTTGGTTTCACAGAGTATGCGCTCAAGGGTGGCTCACAGACACCAGACCGTGGTTTGTCAAACTCCGCCGGCTCTCATGCACATACAATCACTGTGACTGACATGTCTGGAAACACTGGCGTTGCTTCTCCGGGAACCAACACTGCTGGCGCTACTGCAACCGGAACTGGTGGTCCGACAGCAACTGACACTGGTGGCCCGTCTGACACAGGCTCTGTTGGTTCTGGCACTGCCGTAGCAGTTGCAGGTATATGGCACAAGTACGCAATCTGGAAACGGACTGCATAAGGAAAGAAATGGATAGACAGTTGTCCTATCTGATTTCTCTCATGCACCAGTATGGAGTCCTCCATGGGCTCCTTGCTGGCTTGACTGCGCTCATTCGTGGTGCGTATGAAAGTGAAGGGTTGAAGAAAGCTCTGCTGGATGCTGCCCTTTGTTGTGTGATTGGAACTTTTGTTTTCAAGTTCCCAGGATTGGAAGACACCTTCAATGAGCATCCCAATGGTGCACTCATTGCTGCGATTGTCATTGGTGTGATTGGTGCAAACCTCATCATCACCACAATTCGGGAAAGCTTTGTTGCTGCGGTCAAGCAATTGAACCCAGCAACTTGGTTCAGGAAAACGCGTTAGCAGTTGTTGCGAGAGAAGGTGGTTCGCGAAAGCGGACACCTTTTCGAGCTTAATAATTTCAAATTAGTTCCCATAACAATATGTCAAAATGCTGGCATATTCTCATGGAAATTGATTAATTGTCGGTTGACTTTGCCAAATTTATTTCAATTCGAGCTGTATTTTGGTTCGAAATTCCTCAGATTTGATACAGAAATCCGACCAATTTACCTCCAAAAACGCATGAATTTCACAGCATTTCCACGAATTCTGAGACTAAAATTGTCCACAATCTTACGAGACTAGAGTTCGTTTCAATCTTCTGAGACTCGAATTGCTGCAAATTTTAGGAGGGATTCGATTCAAAATTGTGTCGCTTCACTCCAGTTTTTTTTTATAATAATTTTTTTTTTAAGCCACTCGGAACTGTTTGTAGCAGATTTAAATTTAAAATTTAGGTCCCGAGGAGCAAGTTTGGTGGCTACTTGGAACTTGCAAATTTATTTTACGGGCCTGCGGGGAGCAAGTGCCTAAGTCCTATCGGACTTAAAATACGGTCCCTAAACCCGATTCGTCCTATCGGACTTACACACACCAATCTTCCACCACCGTGCCACAAGTCAAGGGCATGGTTCGGTTGTACTGTTGAACATCGGAGACTGTTTGAGACATTAGTTGGATGAGGGTTTATGATGTGGGTAGGCTACGCTTACTTAATCCACATTCTGACAATTCATTGGAGCTAATCATGTCTGCACAAATCCTCAAATCAGTCGTCCCTGCTATCACTGCTGAAATCTTCCGTATCAAAGAGGCTACCCATAGCCCACAAACTTGCGCCATTGCTGCACTGGCCATGTACAACCTGCTCACCTCTTTCACTCGTGAGGACAACCTTACCGTCCCCCAACTTGTAGAACTGGCTGAACTCAATGTCAAGGCGGCTAACTCTCGCAACAACGATTTGAAGGCCATGCACTATGTTGACCCAGCACTGAACCTCGTTGGTCTGGCAAAGCATCTGGGCTACTTGGTATCAAACAAGGAGACTGGTCTTGTCACCATGTCTGACTACTGGGTTGAGTTGACCACTCCCAAAGCAACTTGCATGCCATTCGTTGCTCCAGTCTCTGAGGATGTACGTCGTAAGCCGTATATCAAGGGTGGCAAAGTTAAGCCGTCCAAGCTGATGACTGAGTGCATCGAGTTCCTGCAAGATACTTCCTACCATGTTGATGCAGCAATGGTCAGCATTGTTCGTCAGGTTGTAGACAACAAGCTGATGCGTGGTGCAGATTTGCCACTCGCCATCCAGCAAGAGCAGCATGTGTGGAACGCTTGCTGCAAGCTGTCCTTGGAAGATTCTCTCTACTCCGAATACTTCGCAGACAATCGTGGTCGTTTGTATCACGTAGCTTGCGCTGGTCCGAACCCACAAAGTTCCGACTTCTCCCGCAGCTTGTACTCCCTGAACGTCAGCAGCATTGTTGCCAAAGATTCGGCAGCATACCAAATGTTCATGGCTGAGCTGGAAGATATTTCAGGTGGGGACTGGGCTAGTCCCAAGATGCTGTCCCGTGTTGCTGCCAATCCTGTTGGAGCATTGGAACACATTCTGGGCTTGCACTCAGAACTCCAGCCTAAGAAGCCATTCACCTATGTACGTCTGGCATTGGATTGGAACGAGTTTGAGACTACAGGCTTCTGCGACTCTCGTGTCGGCTTTGGTCTGGATGCAAAGTGCTCTGGTACTCAGTATCTGGCATTCGTTGCTGGCTCAATGGAAATGGCTCAAGCAACTGGTCTGGTTGTTGACGGAAAGAGTTCTGACCCGTATCAGCGCAGTCTGGTTCAGCTGATGTCAATTCTGGACAAGGAAGCTGTCGGCACCATCGACATTAGTGAAGACGCTCGGAACTTGTGGTTGAATCCTAAAACAGGTCGCAACTTCATCAAGACTCCGTACATGGCAATCCAGTATGGTGGCGGTGTTGACGCACTGGTTGGCTCTTCTGATTTCACCAAGTATGCAACTGGCAAGCTTGGCATTCCGGAAGAGAAGATTTCAGTGTTCGCTGAAATCTGTATCTCAGCAATCCATCGTGCTCTTGGTGACCGTATAAACCTGTTCATCGAGAAGACTGGTGAAGCTGTTGCATTGAAGTGCCAGAACGAAGGCAAGCCTTACTTTGCTTATCGTCACACTGATGGCCAGCTTGTCCTCAAGCCCTGCTATCCGAAGCGTGAAGTTTGTGAGCCATTCAGCATTCGTGTTGATGCACAAACTCGCGTCATCTTTGGTCAGCAAGCTGAGAACAAACCGTGGACCATTCGTGAGACTATGCCTACTGTTGAAGAGTTTGTTCGCACATTCGTTGTGAACTACATTCAAGGCATGGATGCTCTGGTAGCTCGTACAGTTGCCAAGTATGCAAAGCGTGCTGGTCTTCGTGGCTTCACTTCCATTCACGATTGCTTCCGCTGCTGTCTGGCAGATGCTCCATTGATGATGGATGTCATTCGTGAAGCATACTGTGAGATATTCGTGGACAACAACCAGTTTGAGCATCTGTCCAAGCAAGTCGGTGGTATCTCAATGTTCTCTCAGAATATTGTAACCAGAGAGTTGCTGATGTCATCTGGTGCTTACTACTTCTGTCAGTAAGTTCCAAACCAAATAAGGGCTTCATGTAACAGTGAGGCCCTTCTTTAATTCTTTTATTCTTTTAATAAAAAAAAAGAATAAGTAGTTCAAATCCCAATGATGTTCCAATGGCTGCGGCAATATTGCATGCTACCTGTGACATTATTTGGATTTGGATTACAGCAACACACGAAGAAGCGCAGATTGTCTAGTTCTAGGCATGACAGTTTGCATCAGCCATTCGAAATTGCTGTGTCCAGATTGCTCCAATATTCAGCATGTCAAATTGTTCCAATATTCTATCTCCCTATTATCAAGGCCCAACTACAAGCCGGGGAGCGCGAATGGAACTTTGGTGATGAAGATTGTTGGAGATAGTAAACGAGGAAGGAGAGTGGAACTGGCAACCCGACGAACAACGACGCTTTGCGTTAGCCTCACACGCCCCTCGAATTCGTCCCAAAATTGCTGCTATCTTAGCATGTAATATTGTGACAGCATTGTCTCAATGTCGGCATGTTCGACTGTGACAAAGAAGCATGTTGAAATGTGGCAGATTTGCTAGAGGACTAATCACCTCGAAGATGCGAAGTCCTGTCAATTTGGCATGTGGATTTGTTACGAAGAATGTGCCAGATTTGAAGCATGTGACATTGTAACAGTGTTGTTGCAACCCGCATGAATACTGGGCTATAGCCGTGCCTTCGGCTTTATCAAGGCATGTAAGATTGTGACAATTCTGCGATAAACATCTGG